AAATCATTGAGGTCGATGAGAATATCGGTCATAGCTGTTGCTCTGCGGGAATTGTCTTTTTGTACTTGGCGACAATATCCTCTTGCTCGGGAGTGAGATTGATTTTGATCTCAGGTTTAGCTGTGGTCTGGCCAATCGGCACGCGCTCAGCAGTCGGCGCAGTATCAGAGAACGCATCCCAGTGTTTCCATGCGGTGCCTGTGACGACAACCTCATGCTCGCTGTGGACGTTGACACCGTAGGCCGGAACGGACAAGACTGCTGTGCGAGGAACCTCGGCGCGCATGACGACGCGGCCCACTGTGCGCGGCGGCTCATATCCGTATGTCCATTTGCCGACCCCTTTCGGAGCCGATGTGGGGAGGTTCGGATTATCCTCGGTGCTGACTTTCATGATTGTCTTGCCCGAAGCGATGTGCAGTTGCGCGCCGACCGAAGGGTCCTTGAGTTCGGCCTCCATGCCGCTGTCGAGTTTCACCTTCCCGTTTGAGGGTGGATTGAACTCGCCCACCTCTGAATATCCCTCGCGCTTGTGCGGATACGAAATCCCGCGATAGAGATTGACGATAGGCATATCCGCCTTGTCGAGCATGTACTGGGTTGCTTCCCATTTTGCACGAACTGCGGCCTTCACGCCAGCATAGCCCCCGATCTGAGCAAACATCCCATTGGCTTGCCGGATAATATCATCGCGCTTGATCCCCTCCGCTGCATGGTTTGCTGTGCCGCCCCATGCGTTCGCAACCTTGAGATCGGTTGTAAACGATGAGGCGCCATTGCGTGAGAGCTTGAGGTCAGGCAGCAAAATCTTGGTGTCATAGTCGCCGGGGATTTTCTCAGTCTTGAGTGACGGTGGTCCGCCAGCAGTCTGCGATCTCTCATAGAGAATATCTTGCGCGACTTTCTTTTGCTCCTCAGACATATCGGGGTCCGCTGAAAGTTTAGTTGCGAACGCACCAACATCACTCACATTGTTGAAGGCCGCTTTAACAGCAGTTCCAAACTCTCCGAGGTCACCGACTTGCGCGGCCTTTCCCGCTGCAAACTCTTTATACGCGCTCTCAACATCGGGCTTCACAGGCGGGGCTTCACGCAAGCGCCCGCCAAGCTCATCAGCGGCGGCGACCTGCAATAGCTGGCCCTCGAACCCGGTCGAGCTTCCTTTCCATCCGGCCCACAGTTTGTTATCGACGGCGCGGATATCTGCGATGGTAGGAGCCTCGGGTTTAGGCTGGCCTTGCCACATAGCTTTGATGCCGCGTTGACCCATGATCTGCACAGCACGCTCATCCGCGAGGTACTTAGCCATTGTCTGCGTGCGCTTGTAGTCCTCGCCGCTCGTCTCGTTCATCGGGTCCCACTTGTTAGGCTCCGCGAGTTCGACCGGTCCGGTGCTGGTGCCCTCCTCAAGATCGTCCGCCAGATCGGTGTTCTGTTTTGTCCACTGATATTTCTCCTCATCATCCATCTGAGCCCAGCTGTCAGTGAGGCTCTCGTTGGCCTGCTCACTGAGGTAGGGCGGGACTTCAAAAATATCATCCGCCTTTTTGTCTACCTTGTCGTTGAACTCGCTCGCAAAGTATTTGATGATGTCGGACCGCATCTCCGGCGTGAGTTTATCCTCTGGCTTTTCCGGTTCAATACCGGGGGGGGGCGATATCTGAGATGCCCCGGCCCACCCGTGCGGATTTTGGAGATGTTTGTCGTCGAACTCGATCTCAGGATCGGGCTTTTTGCTATTATAATAGCCGTCATCGGCTGCGGTGATCTTGATCGAGTTCGCCAGATCGTCGGCAGTGAATGGGATATCTGGCAGCCCTTCCTCTTTGCGGTCCGCAAGGAAATCTGTCAGCGTCTCCGCTTTCCAATCATCATCTTGTGAGACAGTCTCCGCCGCCTCGCGATAGGCTTCACCGTTCTCGTGCCAGTTATCGACCTCGCTCTGGTATGCACTATCGTAATTCTGGCTGACGTATTTCTCTCCGGCCTCATCCTGAGCAGTGCCGGATAGGCTGTCCCACTTATCCTCCTCATCGGCAGGCAGATCACTGCTCTTGCCTATGCCTTGCTGCACGATCTCGTGCAGATCGGGTCGGGCCTCGGCGTATTCCTTTTCGAGCCGCGTGCCGGTGTCGCGGTTCCAAACGTCGCCGGTATCAGGAATGACGCGCGGGTCTACAATGGCCGGGATACGGCCAGCGGCGCCGGGGGCAGCCTCACCGCCTCCGCCGCCGCCCGTTGTCCATCGACCATGATCGTCGCGTGGTTCGTTCTCGTCAAACGCCATGACTTACTTTCCGGCTGACGCTGCTTCGGCTCTTACATTCCGCCCGATTAGGGCGGCTGATATCTTAGCTTTAACATGCTCCGGCATTTTCTTACCCCGGCCTGCCGCTGCCAATTTAGCACGAGTTTCTAGGCTCGGAACCCACCCCATACGCGCCGCCGAAATACGGCGTTTTGCTTCGGGCGTTTTCTTTTTGCCTGTGCATATACGTGATATTTTCTCTCGGATCATGGGAAGGTGGTCCCGTCCGCCAGAACCACCAACTGCTACATTCAAACCGGCAGGCCACCGGGTGTTAAAGGCGGCAACCGCCTTGGTCTCAAGCTCAAAAATGTATTGGCTCTCTCCGCAAACTAGAATTTCATACTTTACATCTTCGGATTTGGATTTTCGTATCTCTTGCCCGATTACATAGGGCCTGCGACGGTGCTCAACAAACCGGCGCTGTGGATTTTTAGCGACCCCAAAGTACATACGCCCATCGGGGAGGATTATCCGGTATAAGAAAAATATCATTTTCCCGCGCTGGCTCCTTTCTTGCCGAGCTTGCTTTTAACCGGCGAGCCGCGAGAGTGCGCCTTGACGGGTTGCTGCACAGAGGCCGGAGGTGTGGTCTCTGCCGGAGGCGTTGTGCTGCCGTCATCGAGGTAGCCCGGCGCGTTCGGATCAATCGGCGGAGGTGTGGCGAGCGAGCCAATCATGCTCTCGGCCTCGGCCTCGATCTCCTCATTCTCCTGCTCAAAATCCATTTGCGTCATGTCGTTGAGCTTCATCATGCGGTGCATGGACTTGAGCGAGAGCGGGAGGCCAAGCTGCTTGGCCTGCATGAACGCGAGCAGCGCGGCTCCGGCGACACTCTGGTCGGCAAAATCAGTCTGCGGGCAGACCTTGATCTGATCCGGATCATCCCCGACCCATTCCGCCATAACCTTGAGTATACGTTCGAGGCCCGCTGCTCCGGTGCGAGAGATCGAGGCAATGGTTGTGGTGCGCGCCGCGACGCGGACGCGGAGCGCCTCGCCGCTGGCGACTGCTGCGCTTGCGCCCGAGGAGCTACTGTCGAGGATCGCCGCGCCGAACTCAGCCGCTGCGTTCTTGTCGTTCTGGATCGACTGTCGCATCTCACCGAGACCGGAAGCGGAGACGCCGATGTACTTTGCATCGCCACCGACGCGCAGATCAATGACGCCCTTGTTCCCGGTCCGCAATTCCTCGTCGGCGTCGCTGGCGTTGCCGCCAATGATGACGAGGGTCTGCTGGCCTTGGTAGAAAAGGGTCTGCCGATAATCGGCTTCGCCGCGATAGATTGCGAGCGCCAGATTACCTAAGCCGAGGAGTGGGGGGACCTCCGGCTCGGGTAGGAGATCGTTCGCGCCGACGAATACGAACGGAATGGTTGACAATGCTCGTCCGCCGATCTGCGGGACAAGAAAATCAGTCTCGACCGGCATCGACATGTCGTTATTTTCTTTGACGCAAACACCGTAGGCAGCTTCGGGCATCGGACGCTCCTCACCCGTTGCGAGGTCAATAGCGCCTCCGCGGGCTAGAACGCGATGCTTGCGCTCGTTTTTCCATGTGAAGCCGACGCGCTGAAACCCGCTCTCATCGAGCACGACAAGATCAAGCTCATTCATGCCTTCATCAACTCGCCCGGCATCCCAGTTGATGATGCGCTGTGGATTGTAGAACGCGATATAGGGGAGTGCCTGATTGACATCGACGCCAGTCGGCGCGTCAGCCAGCAAGCCAAGCCGCCCATGCACAAGTTGCGCCTCATTCATCCGGCGCAGGAGCATTTGCAAGCTCTCGCCTTGGATGGTGGCTTTCTCGCGCAGCGCATCGAGCCTCGGCGTAAGCTGAAACTCGGCAGGCTTCATGTGCATGATGCCGATCATTGCTTTCACGGCATCGCGGACGACATCATGAAAGACAGCGCGCATGAGATAGCTGTCGTAATCTTTCCAGCCGGGCGACTGCGGTGTGCCCATGCCGTCTTGGATCATTGCCTCTGTCGGCGGCAGATAAGTCGTGCGCTTACGCTTGACCTCCTGCTCACCAGCATAGACATCCTCCATTTGAAGCCACTCACCTATTCGTGCCACATACTGCGGGTGTCTGTCGTCGAGCGAAATGGGAGCCTCCTATTTAACTTGCAACACGCTTCATCCACGAGGCGATTGCCTCGTGTTCATCAGCGGTGCCGTCATTCTTGATACTGTTAGCTCGTCTACTCATGATGACCACGTTGGTACTTAGGCGTCGCGCGGTATCTAGTTTGTGCGTCGTCCAATCCTAAACTCAAGGCCGTCTCCCTTTTAAGGTGTGCGCCGGGATTTCAAAGTCCGCTGTTCAAATCTCAAACGGTATCTCGTTTCGTCTCCGGCATGATCTTCGCTTTCTGTATTAACATCGTCGATCTTGACCTCATCCCGTGGCAGGGTCGGCACAGTGCGGAGCCAATGCACGCACTCTGTCGAGATAAACAGGCCGGGGACCTCACGATATCCGTTCGGAGGACGAACGGTATTCTTGAGCCGCTTTCGTAGCTGCTCCCATCCCTGCTCGCGGGAGTGTGGACCCTTGTCTGCTTTCTCCCACGGGATACCATTCTTGAATTTCACGCCATTCACGACTACGGGTAGCTCAAAATCGTTCGCAATGCAAACCCCATTGTTGTCGTCGAAAATCCCGGTGTCAGCCGGGCCGCGCCGAACGCGGGAGGTTTTGCCGTCTGGAGAGCGCCAGCCCCACTCAATCTCACGCTCGATAATGCCCTTTGCGATCTCTGGCACGAGCAACCGACTGCCCTCGTTCGCGATGCCGCGCCAGCCGTACCATTCCTTGACCCGGAACAGATCGCCGCGCACGGTGGCGCGGACCTTCCCGTTCGGGAACGTCAGATCAGTGCCGTCGCTCTCGGCGTACCAGCCAATCGAGAACGGCTTGGATGTGCCCCAGTCGAGGGCGCGCGTAATGTGCCAGCCAGGAGGGACGGTGAACGGCGGCACGACGATGGCCTCTTTGGCCAAGAACCAGATGTCATCGAACATGCCGCCCGCGACGATATCCCACGAGCCGTTCAACCATGCCTCAAGCTCGCTCGGGTTACGTGCGGCCGCCTGAATTTTTGATTTGTACTCAGGCTCGGTGTGCATGAGCAACTTGTTCTCGGTCAAGTGACCGTGGATGGCGCGACGGGTCGGCTCTTTGTTGCCAAACTCGTCAACGCTATCCGCGATCAGCGGCCAGAGACAGTTTTTAGGTGGGGGACCTCCGAGACGATAACGATCCTTGACCCAGTTATGGCCGACGCCATACGGGTTGCAGGTTGCGCGAATTTTACGAGGCATGTTCGGCATCGTCGAGCGGGATGTCGAGAACATGACTTTGAAGCATTTGTCATCGGGCCAAGTCGTCAACTCCTCCCATCCGATCCACGGATAGGCGTGGCCGTGATAGTTGTCGTAGTCCGATGGTTTTTCAAAGTGCCGGAAATACAGCGTCTCGCCGCTATCCCACTCCCATCGGTACTTGCCTTCGTTGTAGAGTGCGCGGCTGCCGAAAATCCGCTTGAACCACTTTTTGCTTTTCTCGATCACGTCCGCGAGTTGCGGATGTGTCTGTCGGAACAGGATGCCGCGCCACTCCGCGCCGAACCCGACGCCGACATGCTGGCAAAAATCCATGAGCAGTGCATCGGTCTTACCGGGGCCGCGCGTGCCTTCGTATAGAACCTCGATCTCCGGCGCGCTGATAAAGAGCGACTGCGATCCGGGCTGTGGTGCCCATACAATGCCTTTGATCTCGTGCCCGTTTTCATCATAGACAACGGGAACGAACTCGCCATTTATCATCCGGAATTTTTTGACTGAGATCATGATGCGGGATCAACCTCATCCTCATCGACGATCTCAAACTCGACATCGACGGGATTAGCCGCGATGTCGTTCGCTGCTTTCTCAAGCTCAGTCGAACTCGTGGCGCGCACGCCGACGACCAGCACGCCGCCGCTATGCTTCACGTCGATCTGTTGCTTGGTGCCATAAAGCTCGGGCTTGTGCGCCTTGAGGATGAACTGCATCAAGTCGGTATCCCACTCGCGGATCGTCTCCGGCATAGGATTACCGAAATCATCCTTGAGCAGCGCAGCGTAGCCTGTCTCGCCGCGCGCTACCGCCTCATGGTCGATCTGGTACTGTACGCGGCCTTTGTGGGAGAGCGGTTTGTCATAGCCGGTCGCGAGCCGGAACATCTCTTGTTCGACTTTCTCAGCGCCATCTTTCATGGCCTGCTCGAACAGGATATGAAATTTCTCGGTGATTGGGTTGTCGTTCTCGTCAAAATCTCCGGTCGGCAGGTCAAAGCCCTTGTCGCCGTGGATGCTCTTGGCAATGTAGTATTGCAGAGAGGTGCGGCAGATACCGACGCGGGCGCAGATCGACGATATGACCGGCGTCTCTGCTGCATACTTGATGATGCGCTGTAAATTTTCAGGGGAATACTTGCGGCCCACGAGGGAGCGGCGTTGACGTGCGAGTGCGCGGCTCATGCCGGTATTCCTTCTGCTTGACAGCGACACATGTCACCGCTCGCGGACATCCGCGAATGTAAGCGTCCTGTTACGCTAAGGCATCTTAGCGTAAAACAGGTATTACAGCGTGCCGTCCTTGGTCTGCCGCTTCATGCCAAACGCGGGCTGCACGTTGGAGGTGCCGACATCGCGCGTCTGGCCGTTCTTGGCCGAGGCGAGATCGACATCGTTGCTCAGACCGGCGATGCGCGTGCGCTTGCCGGGCAGATCACTCGACGCGCCAGAATAGCCATTCTGGCCGTACTTGTTATCGGCGGGCATGTTTGAGCCTACGATATCGGTAGCCATGTGCGTCACTCCTGCTCGTCGTCGTATTCGCTGTAATCGGTGTCGGGGTCCATCGTGTCGGCGGCATCCACGTTCTGCCACGGATGCCAATCGACATTATCGTCGCCGGTCGGTGCGTCGTCCGCGAGACCGTTATAGATACCGGCGACCACGTTCACGGGATCGTTCGGATCGTTGTTCGGTATTTTTGGACCGCGCGACATGATCGCTGCTTAGGCGTTCGGATCGGTCGGGTTCGCGCCGCTGGCCGACTGCTCGGTCGTTGAGACCGGCAGGTGCGAGCCGGAGATCACGGCCTCGTTGAGAGCGGCGGTGCCGATGCTCGGGTCATAGCTGTCGCCGTCGCCGGTTTTCTGGCTATCCCACGGGGTCGAGGTCACGCGCGGAACGCTCTTGCCGAGAGGCTCGGGATCGAGCGGGTTCGCGCTTGAGGCATCCGGGCCGGTCGAGCCGGGGCCAATGCCCGACATCGTGGTCATGTCTTTCATGCCGTCCTTGACGAGGAACGAGGTCTGCGGGCGCTTGGCGGCGCCTGCGCGAGCGTCAAAGCTCGTCTGATCGGCCATGCCCTGCTTGATATCCACCATAGGAAGGTCCTCCGGAAATATGGAATTGGAGGCGCGACCTTACTCGGACCGAGCTTTTCAAGCAACCGGGATTTAGGAGAGGCTACTTTCCAGTGCCGCCCGTGGCAATATCGCGGCCCTTTCGCACGTCATAGATCGCGCGTTGGTTCCGGGATTGGCCGGTGCGAACCGCTGCGTTTCGGTTCTTGATATTCTGCGACACGTCGAGATACGTCTCGCCCTTTTCCTTGTCAGTCCACCAGCCGAGATGCGCTGCGGGCTTATTGAGCGCGGCGGCGTGATCGTTGGCGTACTTGGATGCAAGTGCAGCCCGGTCTCCGCCCTCCCAATCAGTTTGGGGAATAGTCAGGGAGTGACCCGGCAAGCTCACCATGTAGCCGTTTGTCGGGCTGCTGCCGTCCGGGCGCGCTGAGCCGCCGTCTGGATTAGCCTTGACGGCGGCGAGCACTTTCGGATTGAGCATGACTGGACGCCCGACTTGGTTCACGCCCTGTTGATGCGCGGGTCCGCCGCGATTGTCGCTACCGTGTCCCTTTGCGTCTTTCATGTTACCCCCACAAGCCGTGCTTTTTGACAAAACCCGGGTTGTTCCCGTACTGCGGACCAGCCGCGCCATCGTGCACCGCAACCGGAGCCGACTTTGGCCCGCTGGCGAGCGATTGCATCGCTTCGAGATCGGTCGGGGTGCGGCTCGGATAGTGCGTCTCGTCGATCATCTTGCCGATGCCGACTTTCTCGCGAGCCGCATCGGTCAAGCTGCCGCCGCCGCGTGCGTCGCTGCCGTCGGGACCGGAATATAGCCCGGTATGACCTTGCGCTTTAGCGCGATCAAACATCGCGAACATGCGGTTATTGCGCGCTTGAACACCCGTCACCCCGCGTCCAGCGCGCATACCGCGTTCGCCGTCGCCGCCGCCGCCGCGAGCCTCGCTGCCGTGTCCTTTTGCATCTTTCATGACTTGAACTTTCCTAAGCCGCCTGCAAAGTGGCCGCCGTTAAATCGCGGAGCGCGAGGATCATGCGGATCAAGAAACGAGTGACCTGCGCGTGGGCTAAGTCGGGATTGAAACGGAGCGTTCTCGGCCTGCACTGGGGTCAGGTTACGGATGCCCTGCACAAGCGCCGCCGCGTGGCCCGGCCCGGCTGCGTTCGATAGCCGATTGCGGAGGTCATTGACCGTGCGCTGGCCTTCGGTCGGTGCCGGGTTCGGATTGAGGATGCGGCCCGAGAACCGAGCCGCTTGCGTGAGGCCAATATCCGGGCGCCGGAGCCGGGAATTGACCGAACCGCCGCGTCCATTGCTTCCGTGTCCAAAAGCGTCTTTCATGATGCCTACCTATACGCCGGTTTCGTTCGATACAAGCATGATCGCTCCGAACGGTTAATTATTTGTTGTGATAGGTACTGTCGGATGTGCCGAGGACCTGCGCGGCCTTGTGCCGGATTTCGGCAGCCTGCGCCGGGGTGAGGTTGCCTTTGGCAAGCTCCTCGCTGGCGCGGGCTTCCGCGTCGCGAGCGTGCGCCGGGTTTTCCTCGGGATACTGCCGGGTCTTGGAAAGCCCAAAATCTGAGGCCGGGAGCGCGTTTCGAGTTTTCGCCTTGAGGTCCGCCATGATATTCTCCCAGTCAGTGTTCCCCGCCTCTTTTACTCAGGGGCGGGGAACATTGCAACCGGGATTTAGTCAGCGCCGGAACCCAATCACCGTGCCGTCGAGGTTTGCGTGCAGTTGATGAGGATATTCCTCGCCCATCACGCACAGGTGGCCCTCATGCTTGAACACGCGACACGGCCACTTGTTGTGGATGTCGGCATGATGCTGCCCGGCGATAATGATGTCGCCCTCCTCGATCTCGTCGATCTTGATCGGATGATAGGCGCACTCGTGCATCGGCCCGAACGCGCGTTCCAGTTTCTCGAAGCAGCGGATCACGCGCGGGTCATCCGAGAACTTGCTATAGGCGTTCGGATGAAATTTCAGATCGCACATGATCCGATAGAGATCGGAGCCTTTACCTTTATGCCAAGCAAAACACCACCAGAAAATTGCCTCATCAACAACCTCCTCGCCGCGCAGTACCTCTTGCATTTCATTGAACGTCATGAGCTACCTATCCTTGCCAAACTCACAGCCGATGACGCCGGGCTTGTAGGTGTACCGCTCGACGCCGTAGTTATCCTCGACGATCTTTGGCTCGCAACGTGCGGTCCAACGGCCCTCGCGGGCTTGATCAATCTCACGGCTCGGGACGTGGATGATCTTTGGCCCGAACACATTGAGACTGTCCGGAACGCGCTGCGAGACACATCCGCCATCGCTGTCGCAATGGTCATACTGCGCGGCACGAGCCGGTCGAATAGACGTACAGGTGAGAACAGCAATCGCGAGGATTGCTAGTAGCGTAAGCAGCGCGAGCCATAGGCGCTCACGGCTTGCGCGTCTAAGATGAAGCTGAGCACTTTCTCGGCGTAGCATGGGGACCTCTCTTGTTGAGTTGCACAAACTGACTGATGATAGGTTCGAGTAGCTCCTGCTTTGACTTGTCGCACTGTCGAGCAATCTTATCGAGATCGTTCCAGACTTGAGCGGGGAGCTTCACCGACATAGACCGGTTGCCGCTGTTGTCTGTATTGACCGGAGATGTGCGATAGCCGTAGCTCACTGGATGACTACCTCCGGTATGGTGCTCTCCGGGGCGAGCAGATAGGTCTCGTCTCCCGGCTCGATGTCCGCCTCAATAGCAGCCGAAAAGAACGGGCGGTTGTTCTCATCGGGTCGAACTCGAAACCAACGCCGCACGCGCGGGTGCCACGCGAAGCGGCGCGGCACAGCGGGCTTGGACTTGTCCGCTACGAACGCGGCAAGCTCCGGGTCCTCACGGAGATGCTGCTGCCACTGCGCCTCGGACATTTGGCCGGTGAGATAGCACTCGTGCAGCAGTTGCTTGTGCCGGTCGATCATATCCCAGTCTCCTCCTCGGCCTCGGCGTTTGCTTCGGCATCGTTTGATTTCTCGATCAGGCGAGCGGCCATCGGATAGTTGCCCGGTACGCGCGGCGAGATGCCATACTGCTTTGCGGCCTGCACGGCCTCGATCATGCGCCGCGACTGCGGGGTGCCGATCTCAATCTTGCCGTGCTCGACGATGTACGCGGTCGCCGCGTGCAGTTCATTCGTCAAGTGGATGATCAAAGCGATATCTTGCAGCGGATTATTTTTCATTAGCTCACCAGATAAAGTTCACGGTTCACGCCATCGAGAACCGCTTGGATTTTCGCGGTCGCCGGGGGATTGCGCCCGGCGATCTTGTCGATCTCATCTTGTAGCCGCTTGCTCTCGGCCCGCAGCTTGCGCCGCTGTCGGCGCTCCA